CGTCAGTGACGCGCTTGTGTCATGTTCGTGCGGAGACTCGCAGTAGAGCTGATGCTCGTCGCACAACCCGGTGCGAATCTCGATTCTCCCCCCGAACTGGCCAGCCGCGCCGCTGACGGGCTGGATAGCTGGGGTGAGGTAGAACCAAGCGACCTGACCTCTGACATTGTCAAGGACAGGTTGCGGGCAATCTACCTGAAGGGTAAACAGTTGGTTAACGTCTGTACAAACCGGATTCCGGTTGTCATTCGCGGTCGGCATGGACCGACCACCGCTGCTCTTACCTTCAAGGCTGCGCTTGCTCAGGGAAAAGGCACTGCACGGCAGTGGTTCTCCAAGGCAGTCGGACCGTCTACGGACAACTCGGGAAAGCCCATTGGGCTCAACCAAGCTGGACGTACACGGCTACGGTCGGATCTCAAGAGAGGGCTTATCTCACGGAGAGAAGCCACCTTCTTGGGCATCCAATCGGCCCTTGTGGTAGCCACAAAGTTTGCTGTATTGCAGCTTCCTGAGTGGGACGGATTCCGTCATCTACTATTCAAGGATTGTTATGAATGTAGTTGCATCTCCACGTTTGGTAAACGGTGGAAGAATTTTACAACCGCAATTCAGAACTCACTTCTCGGCAACTTGCTCATGGAGCGGCCACGGGCCCAACTTGAGGAAATTGTCGACAAGTTCCCGACCGCCAAACGTGTCGCAGAACTTCTGCTTAGATTGGGAGTCCCAATTCTAACTGGTCCCAAAGGGAACAGGGAACGTTTGTGGTTGGTAGCCCACTTGACGCAGTCGCGGTTCTTGCCTGGACCTTCCAGGAAGGAATGCCTTTCGTCAGTGGTGGAGCTGAAAGATCGACTGACAGGACCTAGACCAGACGGTACCCAATGGGTGACCGCCGTAGACCAGTTCGCGTCAGTAGAACTCGCTTGCCAAACGGTAGGACTCGAAAACCGTGAATCACGGTACGCGAAAGATGTGACACGGTCGCACCTCTCGCTTTCGAATTCTGCGTGCTTGGAATATACGCGAAAAGAGGGTGGTAAGCTCTCCATACTATGGGGTGACTTCAAGGAGTTCATGGAATCCAAGATCTCCGACCACTTCAAAATCGCGCTAAAAGAGGACGAAGAACTCTTCCGTATGCAAGGATTCCTTGCTACGGTTCAGCGCTCCGTTGCTCAATATAGCCGGAAAAGGCCCAGCCCCGAGGTAGAATCGCCAATGGAGATCTACACTCGCGGCCGGTTCCTGCACCGGGCTAGACTTCTCAAGAGAATCCAGGATGCTCCCATGGGGAGGATACCGAACGGAATCTCTCAGAAGGACCTCTACAACCTCTACCATCCGGAACTTCCGGAAGTGTTCCAGGAACACTCGTTACTGGCTGCGTATTTGCCATCGGGATTCCCGATGAGCAACGTAGAAGAGGCGTATAGGATCGCTCGAATCAATCTCGAATCTCGAATTGAAAGAAAGCGTAAGGAGCAGACCGGGGTCTTCGACGCCATTGGCAACGAAGTATGTCCCGCGCAGTACATCGACCTTCCAATTTGGCAGGCCGCGTACTTATCTGAACCTTTAGAAGCATCTGCCTTTCGCGAGCCTCTACCACTAGTAGATGCCGACGGAGACAAGATACTTGACCTACGAGCAGGAGTTGACAGCCGATTCGGCATGCTTCTCTTCCTGTGGTCGGAGGTAAAATACCGAGAATGGACGGCCAATGGCCGGTTACCGCTTCCAGTGGACCCGGTACCCATCTCGGAACCTGGAGTGAAAGCCAGGATTGCAACCAAATCACTGATCTGGATCAACCTGTACTTATCACCCGCCAGTCACCTCATCAAGGAAACGATGCTGTCGATTCCGGGATGTAGGACTGGATTGAAAGGCTCGGACCATGCGTGGAACTTCGAAGCGTCCTTTGGACGGCATGCGAGTTCCTGGCGTAAGATTGAAGCAATCTCGACGTCAGATCTAACGGCAGCCACTGACTGGTTAGAACACGACATTGCGGCACG